TATTAGTGGCTCCTTCACAGTAAGCGGTAGCTCAACTATTGGGCTAAACTCTACCCACATTGCACAGTTTGATGGCCAACTGTCTGCCTCTGCTAATGTACATGTTACTGGTTCTAATCCAAAACTGTCGATTGGTGACAAGGGGGATCCTGCCCCTAATAGTGGAATGCTGTTCATAAGACCATCTGATACAAGCAACAGAGTATTGGCATTCATGCAAGCAAAAGATTCAGAGGGTAACAGAATTTGCTTTGCGGTTTCAGGTTCAGGTCAAGTTTTAGCAGGTGGAGCACACCTTGGTGGAGTGTTTAATGTTAGTGGCTCTGACACTGAGAGGCTTGTATCAATTAAGTCTAACACCTTAGATCCAGCTTTCTATATTGATGGAACCGGAGATTCGTATCTTTCGGGTTCACAAACGTTTAAGGATCCAGAACCAGGTATTTTCCTTAGTTCCAGTGTAGATGATGGTGCGCACGCAAAAATAATTTTGAATGCTTCTAAAAATATCTTAATACAGAATCATTCGTTTAATAAAAATATAGTTTTTAAAACCAGTGACGGCGGCACGCTAAAAGAAGGTTTAAGAATAGGAGGTGCGACACCAGAAGTAACTGTCAACGAAGGCAGTGATTCATTGTTAGATTTCCGAGTTGAATCTAATACAAACACACACATGCTCTTTGTTGATGGCTCCGAAAACACAGTTGGCATTGGAGTTTCTGACCCAATAGCCCCACTTGATATTGGCGGCAACGCTGTAAGAGTTAGAACTTCAGATACACCTTCAAGTGCGGGTGACCTCGGCGCCCAAGGCGAAATTCGATGGGATGCAAACTATATTTATGTTTGTATTGCAACCGACACTTGGAAAAGGGTCGCAATTAGTACTTGGTAATGGCTCACTAAAAATGGATTTTTGTCAGTGTTAATACTATTTATTTTGAACTAATTCATTTTTAGGAGTATTATTATATGTCAAGCTTGTTAAAAGAAGCAATTGTAGATGCGAAAGCATTACGCGAATCAGCGCTCAAAAGTGCTGAAACCTCGATTATCGAGAAGTATTCAGACGAAGTAAAGAGCGCCATAAACAGCTTGCTCGAACAAGATGAGCTGGGTGCAGAGTCCCCAGCAGCCCCCCAGGAAGACATCGTTAAAAATGTACCCCTGGCAGCAACAGATGGTTTGTCTGAAGAAGATGGCGAGATCCCTGCTGGTATGAACGAGGAAGGTGAAGACGTTCCTGTGAAGATTGATTTAGATGCACTCCAAGAGGCAGTTGCAGAATTAGAAGCAGAACTTAGTGAAAGTGATGAAGAAGAACTGAGTGAAGCTTCCGAAGACGATGAACTCAACGAAGATGAGGAAATTGAAATTAGCGAAGAAGCTATTGCAAATCTTTTTAAAGAAGAAGAAATAGAAGAAATCGCTGTCACCGCCGACCCTGCCGCAGAAAAAGAAAAAGCAGAAGCTGAGGAGTTCGAAGCTTCCGATGACGGAGGTCTTGACGAGGATTTCGATACTGACTCTATTGTCGATGCAATCATGGAAAAGCTTACTGTTGATATGGGTGCTGATCTTGCTGGCTGGGCAGGTAGATCGTCTGATGATATGAAGCATCAAATTGAAAAAGAATTAGCACATCGTCGCAGCACAGATGTGGAAGAAGAATTAAACACTTTAAAGAAGGCTCAAGAAGAGTTAGTTTTCGAAAATAAACAACTAAACGAGCATCTTTCCCAACACAAACAAGTCGTTGAAGAGCTTAAAGAAAGCTTGCAAGATGTAAATCTTTCCAACGCACGTTTGTTATACACGAACCGTGTACTTAGAAATACCTCCCTGAATGAGCGACAAAAAGATAAAATTGTCGAAGCGATTTCTAACGCTGGTTCCGTAGCAGAAGCAAAGGTTATTTGCGAAACACTTCAAAGCACAGTGGAGACTAAACCAACAAAGCGTAGTCCTCAATCACTGAGCGAAGCTATCGGAAATAAACGATCTTCTGTTATACGTGCTTCTCGTCAAGAGAGCACACCCTCTGACCCTTTCAATGAAAGGATGAAGAGACTAGCTGGTATCAAATAGATACAAATACAATTATACAGGAGGTATTTTAAAATGGCTGGTATTATCGATAGACTCACAGAAGGTGTAGTCAACCGTGATATGCGCGCCGAAGGTCACGCTTTGTTATCAAAGTGGGAGCGCACAGGACTTCTCGAAGGACTGACAAATGACCGTAAAAAGGGTTCAATGGCAAGATTGCTTGAGAACCAGGCTAAGGAGCTTCTCCGAGAGAGTTCTTCTATGGCTGCTGGTGATGTTGAAGGCTTTGCTGCCGTCGCATTCCCAATCGTCCGTCGTGTATTCGCGGGCTTAATCGCTAACGATCTTGTTAGTGTTCAACCAATGAGTCTCCCATCGGGACTTATTTTCTTCCTTGATTTTACGTTTAGTAGAGAAGGGGCGAATGGTGAAGTCGAACCTTTCAGTCGTCTTGGCTACACTTCCAATGATTCCATTTATGGTCAGGGAAGAGTTGGTTCCGAGCTTACTCAAGGTGTCGACTTAGATGGCAATGGCATTGGAGAGGCTGGTGGTGCGTATAACCTGCAAAATGGTTACTCGTCCCCAACTGGTTCTTCCGCTGCTAATGGTATCACACTTACCCCAGCTGCTGGTGCTGCAGGTCTGTTCGGCGATGTCGATACTGACAAGCAGTTAAGTATTCAAAAGGCATGCGAATTTGATGCAGACTTCCTTTCTGGTGCTGCTGGTACAGGTACTGCAGTTGCAGAGGTTAGCGTTCTTGTTAGTGGTTTAGATCAAGTTAATACTGATGGACCACAAGCATTCAACGTATCTTCGTCTGCCGGTAACGGCGTGCTTGCAGGTCCGCTCAACAGCAATGCTGGAGTTGCTAGACTTGTTCGACGTCACACTGAGGTTGTTTCTGGTTCCGGAACCAAGCGTCTGAAGCTTGTTTTCGTTGGAACTGGTAGTAACGGTCGTATTCCGGTGGTCGCTGGTGCAAGCGCTACACAGCTGCGTGCACTGATTCTTGTCGGACTTACCGCTTCGTACAACACTGTTTCTTGGGCTCAAATTGATGATCTCACTAATGGTGGTGCACTTGGCTCTGTCGTCGGTCAGACTGACTGGGGACTCGAAGGTGAGGCCAACATTCCAGAGATCGACATCAAGGTCGACAGCATTGCTGTTACCGCTCAAACCAAGAAGCTCAAGGCTAAGTGGACTCCGGAGTTAGGTCAAGACCTTAACGCCTACCACAACCTTGACGCCGAAGTCGAGTTGACAAGCATTCTCTCTGAGCAAATTGCTCTTGAGATTGATCGTGAGATCCTTGCCGACCTCGTCCGCGGTTCAACTGCTGGTACTCGCTACTGGTCACGTGCTCCTGGTCTCTTTGTTGATGCAAATGGACAAGAAGTTGGTGCTTCCTCTAAGGCGCCCGACTTCACTGGTACCGTTTCCGAGTGGTACGAGACACTCATTGAGACAATCAATGATGTTTCTGCACAAATTCACCGCAAGACTCTGCGTGGTGGTGCTAACTTTATCGTCTGCGGACCTGAAGTTGCCAACATCCTTGAGTTTACTGCTGGCTTCCGTGCTTCCGTCACACATGACGATGAGACCGGTTCTGTCGGTGCAGTGAATGTTGGTTCGCTGAGCAAGAAGTTCGACGTTATCGTTGATCCTTACTTCCTCCGCAACGTGATCCTCGTTGGTCGTCGCGGTTCCTCTTTCCTTGAAAGCGGATATGTGTACGCTCCATACGTCCCACTCCAGACCACACCAACAATCTTCGGACCAGAAGACTTCGTGCCTCGCAAGGGCGTGATGACTCGCTATGCGAAGAAGATGGTGCGTCCAGATATGTACGGACTCGTTGTAGTCCGCGGACTCCTCGGTGAGTCTGGAGGCTGATTAATATAATCGGTCGTTAATTAAAAGCCCTCCTTGTTTATTCAAGGAGGGCTTTTGTCTTTTAGATTACTATTTAAATACAGAACACGTTTTGACGTTATTATATAAGGAAACAAAAACAATGGCAACAGCCCCAAACAAAGCTAGATTAGCTAAATTATTAGGAGAGATGTCCTACAACCCAAGCGACTCTAATGTCGTAGATCTAACTGTCACTGGCGACACGAACGTCGTAGGTTTAACCTCTACTGGTGTGCAAACTCACACTAACGCATCAGGCGCCTACATCAACGGAAAAAAT